GTAACTTGCGTAATAGAAAATATAAACACAGCAGAAACGTAGGTGTAGGTAAGCAAAAACCATTATCTAAACTAATCAAGGAATTAGGATGGGAAGCATTTAGCTTTGATGTGTTGGAGCTATGTGATAAGGAAATGATATTCGAACGTGAAACACATTGGATTCAGGAATTACAACCTAACTTAAATAAAAATAAAACTAAATAATATGGAAATTAAAGGAACAGTACCACAACCAGAAGTATTCCCAGTAGATGCTACAAAATGTACATCAGTAGAGGAAATGGGAATTTTATTAAACGCATTAGGATTAGCAATGACTAAAAGCTATGCTGAAGAAAATGGGTTAACACACTTACTAATAGAAGAATAATATGGGACTAAAGATTAAAGTAGATGGTGTAGAACAAAAAACAAATGAAACACCAACCCCTGAACATACTGGTGGAGTGAAGCACAATAGTGATTTCGATAGAACAATGGACCCAGAGACAACAAAGATGTTGTGGAGTGTGATTAATGAAAATACCCAATTACAACAAAAACTCTATATGGTAGAGAGTAAGTTGGAACAGATTAAGAGATTGTTAGCAGAGTAAAATATGGCACGTATAGGTAGACCTAAAAAATACCCTAATAAAGCAGTAGCAGAAAATATGAATAGAAAAAAAGTCTATGATTATATGAAAACTACTTACATTTATGGTGGTGTATATGGGATTTATGCTAACGAGGAGTTACTTTATATTGGTAGAAGTAGGAGAATAAATGATAGAATGTCTAAACATAGATACTACTTTAAATACCCAGATAAATGTAATGTTAAAGCACAAAGGGAAATGTATAAAGATATTCGTTCCAAAAATGATTCAATAGAAGTAAAAGTTTTAGAACTAACAGAAAATCATAAAGAACGGGAAAGATATTTTATAGATATGTATAATCCGATATATAATATATAATCTACATACAATATGTCCGGACAAAAATTAACAAAAGCAGAAACAGATGGTAGGGTACAAACGTGTTTTGAATTAAGATTCAAGACAGACCCTCCTATGCTTCAAAGAGAATGGATAAAGTACTGTAAAAAGCATTACGGAGATAAGAGTGAACAACAATACCACAAATATTGGAGTGATGCTAAAGAGAAATACGATGAAACTTGGAGAAGTAAACTAAACAATATGTTGGACCCAGCAATGGAACAACTTGTAGGTTTATTAGGTAGTGATGATGAAAAAGTACGTCAACGTGCCATTGACCAAATCGTAAAGTATACAGGTAACGATATTGAAAAAATCGAAGCTAAAATAGATGCTAACATTAGTCTAAATTGGGGTGATAGTATCTTTGGTAGTGACCCAGGTGACGAACAAGAATGAATGTAACATTATTTACTCCACATAAGGGGCAACGTAAGGTAATAGATGGATTTGCTGATAGTAAACATAAGTTTGGAATAGTAGCTTGTGGACGTCAGTTTGGTAAATCATTACTAGCACAGAACCTATTATTGTATTGGGCACTACAAACACCCAATCAAAAATGTGGGTGGATTAGTCCTATATTTACACAGTCACGTAAGGTATTCAAGGAATTAGAAGCAGCAGCACATAAACTAATCAAATCAAGTAATAAAGCAGAACTAACAATAGAGTTAATCAATGGTTCTACTATTCAGTTTTTAGGAGCAGAACGTTACGATAGTATTAGAGGATTTAGTTTCAACTATGTTATAGTAGATGAAGCAGCGTTTATTAAGGAATCAGCTATGAATGAAGCTATATTTCCTACACTATCAGCTTTAGGTAGAAAATGTTTAATTATATCTACACCTAAATCTAAAAATTGGTTTTATACGTACTACCTTAAGGGAAGCAACGACAGCGGTGACTATATTTCGTTCGCCGGTATTTCCACGGATAACCCGCATATTGATGTAGATTTTATTGCCGAACAGAGTAAATCATTACCACCAGATATATTTGCCCAAGAATATCTAGCCCAGTTTAGTGAATCAACCAATGATGTATTTAGAGGAATCGATACAGTCTGTAATTTAAATAACTATGAACAACCGAGAAGAAGCGCAAAATATTATTTTGGACTTGACATTGGACTCGCTGATGATTATACCGTACTTACAATCCTTGACGAATCTGGACGCACAGCGTTCATTGATAGATTTAATGGGAAATCATTTGAAGAAGCTGGAAATGTTATCATCAGTCATTGCCGACGATACGATGTCAGAGGAGGAAATATTGAAACTAATGGAATCGGTAAGGCTATCTTTGAACAAGTCAGGAGAGCTGGTATTAAGTGTTCACCGTTCATAACGACGCAGGATAGTAAGTTAACAGCAGTTAGAGCATTAATTCAGGATATTGAAAACCAAGTATTGGAGTTACCAAGTAAACAACTAATGCCAGAATTATATAATGAACTAAGTGCTTACACCTACAAAACATCTGCTAATGGTAAACTATCATTTAGCCATCCTAATGGATTTAAAGACGACTGTGTAGATTCATTATGGTTAGCTAACCAAGCTCGTAATAATATGCTTGGAGGAGCAAAAAATAAGCTATATATTGGTGGTAGTGTAAAAACATATTAAATCGGGGGTTTTATTTTTCATTTCTTATTTCTCTTTTTCCCCCGTTGCCCTGGCGTTCTGGCGGGGGTTTTTTTTGCTAGAGATTTGGATACCCGAGGATTTGTTCGTATATTCACGTGTTAATAAGAAATAATGGTTATGAAAAAAGTAGAAATGTTTGCCAACGAGTTGAATTTGATGTTGGAACAGAGTTATGGTGTTGACAAGGTTGGATTCGTCCCAGATATAGAAGAGAAGTCAAGAACCCTTTATAAGAGTAAGAGATACCTGAATGTCTTTAAGGGTGTAGGTTTGTGTTATAGTAATGATAAGCTTTACCTTGTTTGTTTTAATGTTTTAGGTGACGATAAGTTAGCACTACAATACTTTGAAACTACTGTTAAGGGTAAAGGTATGGGTAGTAACATTATGGAGATGATTATTTCAACAGCCGAGAAGAATGGTGTTACGATTAGTTTAGATGCTATCCCAGTTAATGATGGTAAATTCACAAGGCCAAACCTAAATCGCCAAGAACAATTAGTTTGGGATGCTGCTACAGATAGATTGATTAAGTTTTATGAACGATTCGGTTTCAAGAGTTTTCATAGGAAGCAACCATTTCGTATGAAGTATTTGGCTTCCTAAGGATTTGTTCGTATATTCACCGAGTAATAAGAAACGCAAATAAAATAAAAGTTATGAAAAAGAAAGAAAATAAAGATTTGTTCAAAATGTATCACAAAGTAGTTAGTAAAATGTTAACTAATAAGGGTTATCATTTTAATTACACAGATGATGATTCACTAAGAGATTTCATTATAGATAAGTTTGAAACAAACAGACTTGAAGAGTTTACATTTGGTGAAGTTTCCCAATTATTAATGTTTAATAGTATGGTTCAAGCTGATGCCTGGCATCCAATGGGTGTTGATTTTACTATTACTTATAAATTCTAATAAATAAAAGTTATGTTTAAGACACAATTAGTTTCAACCAAAGGAGATGTTATTAGAACATTCATCTCTAGTTCTAGACCATCAACACGCTTCGGGAGTGAAGGTGTAGAAATCAACTATATGGACAGCAGTAATAGCTTTACCATTATGGGTTCGTTTAATGTAATTATTGAAGAAGATAAATAGTATGGAAAAAGGAGAGATTATAGCAGGAAACATTAAAAATGTTGTAGCAGAGTTTCAGTGGGGTGATTATGTGGGTAGAATCTATATTCGTAATACAGACCCATCTACACACGAGGGTATTTACCATCACACTTATAAGTTTGTGGTTGATATTAACAGATGGGCAACTGAAGAAGAAATGAAAGAAATGCCTATATGTGAAGATGTACAAAAGTATGTTTATAATCAGGAGTTTAAAACATTCTGGGAAGCATCTAAGTTATTCCATTATTTAGAAAGTGTATATAAAACACCTGAACTTATGGAACAATATGAACTTCAGAAACAAGCAGCATTTGATGCC